GTACAGTATCTTAAATGATACTACTATTGTCATTTTTCTCGAACTACTAACTTAGTTCTTTTTTATTTGGGAACACAAGAAAAAACTTATTACAGTCACACTCGTTTCTATAAGCCATGTTTTTCTTTTATTCATGTACCTCCACTTGTGTTCCGAAATAAGAAAGGAAGATGCAAATGATAGGTTTTATATTAGGATTTTTCTTAGGTTTCTTCATTGCGGGTTGTCTAATGTTAGGAAAACAAAGTGATGAATGATTATAGACCTTTAACGAGAAAAGAACAGCTAGAATGGTTGATAAGGTTCTTAGAAGCTCAGAAAAGAAAGACAGAAGAACAATTAGCGAGTGCTAAAGAAGAATATAAATTAATATTGAATAAACCTTCGAAAGGAGAGTGTGAAAATGAGTGATGCAGTAATGATTACATTAATCATTTGTGGAACATTAATTTGTTTAGGAATTATTGGAAGTATTGATAAGAAGAATTAAATAGAAAGCAGGTGTAAGACATGCTAACAATAAAACAAGAAAAATTTGTACAAAACTTAATAAAAGGCATGTCTCAAAGAGAAGCTTATAAGAATAGTTACAATGCTTCAAAAATGAAAGATGAAGTTATCGATAATAAAGCCTCTGAATTATTCAATAAGGGTGAGGTTAGGGTGAGGTACGAAGAGCTAACAAAACAACTTGAAGATGAATCAATCATGAGTGCTAAAGAACGAATGAAATGGTTGTCTAAAGTAGTTAATGGAGAAATTAAACACACATCTTATGACAGTAACGGAAACTCATACAAAAATGAAGCCTTTATTAGTGATAAAATGAAAGCTATTGATATTTTAAATAAAATGGATAATAGTTATTCTCAAACATTAAATATTCACAATCCTAAAGCTACTAAAGTTCTTGAGTCAATCAATAAGCAACTTGGAGGTAAAAATGACTGATGTCTTCCCTTTAAGCGAAAAGTATATTGATTTCTTGAAGTATGAGTGCAGTTGTGAGTTTTTGGAAGGTACTACTGCTGCTGGAAAGACTACAGTTGCTATTCCTAAATTCATGTTTAAAATAATGAATTATACTGGAACAAAACCAAGTATTATTGCTGGATTAGATTTAGGAACAATAGAAAAAAATATTATCAATGCAGACAATGGTCTTATTGAAGTATTTGGAGATTATGAGCAAGGTGGCTGCATTGAGTATCACTCAAGTGGTGCAGGTAATATTAGAATGCCACATATTTTATTTCATACGCAAAATGGTGTGAAAGTAATTTATATACTTGGATATGATAATGTTAAACGTTGGAAGAAAGCATTAGGCGGACAATGTTTCGGGTTGTTTATAGACGAGTTTAATATTGCGGATATGGATTTTGTTAGAGAGGCATTCATGCGTGCTGATTATAAACTTAGTACAATGAATCCCGACGATCCAAACAAGGAATGTTATACAGAATATGTGAATCATGCAAGACCAATTGAAAAATATAAAAATGATGGACCACAAGAATTACTAGATATGTTGAATGCTGAACAAAAAGCAGATTGGACATGGTGGTACTTTTCTTTTGAACACAATGCAAGTTTAACGGAGGAAAAAAAGAATCAAATAATAGAGTCAGTACCAAAAGGTTCAAAATTATATAAGAACAAAATTCAAGGACTTAGAGGAAAAGCAACAGGACTTGTATTTGATTTAAAAAAAGAGAACATAATTACAAGAACTCAAGCATTGAATATAAAATTTATCCGATATGCGGTTGGAGTTGATACATCATACTCTAAGAAATCACATGATAAATTAACATTCACATTAATAGGAATTACAGAAGATAGAAAGTGTGTGATTCTTGAAGAACAAATTGATAATAACAGAAATAGAGAAGTACCGTTTGCTCCAAGTGACGTTATTCCGCGAGCTGTAGAATTTGCGGAAAAATGTAAGTTGTTGTGGAACATTAATAAACTAACATACATATTTATTGATTCGGCGGATGCTGGAACGATAAGTGAAGGGCAAAAATTTAAAAGAATGAGTCATTGTATTTATCAATTTGTTCCTGCGTGGAAAAAAACACCCAATTTAATAAGAGTGCAATTACAACAATCGTGGATGAATACCTGCGATTTTTTAGTTGTGGATGAATGTAAAAATTATATTCATGAATTGAATGTGTATAGTTTCACAGAAGATGGAGACTTAGAAGATGGAAACGACCATAGCATTCAAGGTGGTCAATATGGATGGTTACCATTTAAAAAGATGATTGGAAATTGGGAATTAATAAAACATTTTATTAAAGACAATACAAGTGATGAAACGCTTGAATATGACATAAAGAGAGGAAGATGAAAGGATGGGAAAAATTAAAGATATGATAAAGACATGGTTAGATATACGTCCTAATACTCCGCAAAGGTTAGTGGTATATCAAAATAAAGATTTTAGAACAATGTGTGCTATTAACCGTGTGTGGTTACGTGGAGATGCTTATGAGCTTGCTTCACTTCATAGACAATTAGAAGGATATGAGCAAACATTTTGGGGCAGTGTATCTACTGCAGGGCTAGAAATAAAGAAATCACATAGCGGTTTACCAGCAATAATTACAAACAAATTAACTGACATTGTCTTAAATGATTTCAACGGAATTGAAACAGAAGATTCACAATTAATTGATTATTGGAAATTTATAGTAACAGATGAAAATAATGGTGATGTATTTGATGATTTATTAGAAGAAGTTATTACAGATTGTTTAGCTATTGGCGATGGCGCAGTAAGATTTGTTTATAATCCCGAAATAGGCAAGCCAGTAATAGAATGGTTTTCAAGCGAAAATGTTGATTTCATTTACAAGAATAAGAAACTCATTGAAATAGATTTTAATTTTTATTATGAGAAAGACAAAAAGACATATCATTTAATCGAAAAAAGAGGGTATGGATACATCAAGTACGAATTATATCTTAATGAAGAAATTGTTTCTCTAAGTAATGTAGATGAACTTAAAGGGCTGGAAAATATATCATTTATAAACACCGTTATGTTAGCGGTACCATGCATGATAAAAAAATCAAAACGTTTCAAAGGAAGAGGTTCTGGTATCTTTGAAGAAAAATATGATTCGTTAGATAGCTTTGATGAAATAGTTTCACAGTGGTTAGAAGCTGTTCGTGCAGGTCGTGCAACGAAATACATTCCAGAATCATTATGTCCAAGAGATGGAAATACTGGCGAAACGTTATTGCCTAATCCTTTCGATAACAAATTCATTTCTACAGAAGATAACATGACCGAAACAGGGATTAGTAAAAATAAAATAGAAGTCACACAACCACAAATTCCAACCGAAAATTATCTACAATCATACATTACATACTTAGATTTATGTTTGCAGGGGATTATAAGTCCTGCAACACTTGGAATAGATAACAAAAAGATTACGGATGCTAATGCCTCTTACGAAAGGCAAATGGAAAAAACGACAATGTATACACGTGGAAAAATTATAAAAGCATTAAATAACTTTATTCCTAGAGTTGTAACAACCACATATCAATTTAAATTCATCTTAGAAAATGGAAATATACCAGATATTAAAGAAGTTAGTGCAAAGTTTGGGGAATATAACAGCCCTTCTTTTGATGCTCAAATAGATACAATGAGTAAAGCTAAAACAAATGGTATTATGTCTATTGAAACAATGGTTGATGAACTTTATGGAGATTCTAAAACCGAGGAATGGAAGCAAGAAGAAGTAAAACGAATCAAAGAAGAGCAAGGTATCACTTCTATGGATGAGCCGTCCGTAAATATGGATGGTTTTTCTTTGGGAAAAAATGAAGATGATGAAGTAAATGAAGAATAGAATCAATATAAAAGAAATCGAGCAAGAAATAGAACTTGAACTTATTTCTTCAATGAAAAGAAACTTAGAAAGACATCTAAAAGAGGAAGAAAAAACAGGTTTTGACTATCCACAATGGCAAGCTGAAACTTTGAAAGAAATGAAAAGATTTCAAAGAGAAAATAAAAACATTGTGAGAGATAAAACACAAGGATTAAATAGTTCGATATCTAAACAACTTCAAAATGAGCTTAAACAAGGATCTACAAGAGAAATGAAAAAATACAAAGAAATTATGGGAAGTAAATATAAGACAAACAAAAGCCTCTCTCATAGCTTTTTTAAGTTGAACGATAAAAAGCTCGCCAGTTTAATAGAAGAAGTCCAGAATGGTACGAAATTAGCTAATTTTGGAGCTTTACGAATGATGAATGACCAATATAGAAAAGTAATCTCTAAAGCAGTTATGTTTTCTAATTATGG